GAGTCTGGACTGGATGCGCAAAAGAATTAAGCGAGTTAGCCGAACTAACGGCCAAGAGGAGTTAGAGGTGTACTGTCATCATTACCCAAAATCTTGCAATGAGAAATGTGAGCGAATACGCAAGTACTCGATCCGAGCAGCTACAAATGAGGGGCCGCGTGGCTCGTCAGCTGACTTGCTTTATGTCGATGAACTCCGAGAAATTGATGAGGCAACTTGGGCGGCCGTAACTCCGATCACTAGGGCCAGACCTAATGCGCAAGTGTTTTGGACAAGTAACGCTGGGGACTTGACTAGCGATGTGCTTAACGAACAGAGACAAAGAGCACTTACATTTCAAAGCGATCGAATGGGCTACTACGAATACAGCGCGGCGGCAGGCACAGCCGTTGATGACATCGAGGGATGGAAACACGCAAACCCGGCATTGGGCTACACAATCAATATTCAAAACATTAAAGATGCCGCAATGTTTGACAGCCCTGATGCTTTTAAAACTGAGTCATTGTGCATGTGGGTTGATTCAGTCTCAAGTCCTTGGCCGATGCAGGTATGGAATGATTGCGAGGCGGACATTGCGCTTGAGGATGGCCTGCCGACTTGGATGGCTATGGATCTAAATTTCAATCGTGAGTTGGCCTGCCTGGTCACATTGCAAAAGCGAGATAACGGCTATGGAGTATTCCTGCACGAATGGAAAAAAGAGGGCGGCATAAACGATCTAGAACTAGCTGGAGAGATTGCCACACTTACGCGCCGATACCGGCCGAGAGTGCTGGCCTATGATCCAAACACCGCTGTGTACATTGCGCCAAGACTTGCCCAGGCTGGCATTCCTACATCGCCGACACCTTGGAACTCAGCAAACTTTTCGATTATGTGCGACCAGGCTATGAATGCGATGCAATCGCGCCAACTATTTCACCCAGCGCAAGAGACAATGCACAGCCACTTGGTCAGTTGTGCGAGACGGCCTGCATCGGATGGCGGCTGGCGTATTGCAAGGCGAGCAGCTCAAGTTCCAATTACAGCTGCGATTGCTTTGGTAATGGCAGTTGGACACGCAACCGAGCCACAACAGAGCGTGAGCATTATCAGCGCATAGGACAACACGCGCAAGGGTCAGACAATCTCGGACAAAATTACACACATGTTGTTTATTGTGTTGTAATAACAAAATGGGTTTAATAGATTTCTTGCGCGGTGCACCTGCTCAAAAACCTGATATTCAAGCGCAAGCCAGCATTGGAGTCCCATTTTATCAGGATGCTTATTTCAGCCCATTTAATACTTTTAGAGTAGATAGATCCGATGCCATGCAAGTGCCAGCAGTGGCACGCGCTCGCAACATCATTGCTGGCACAATTGCAACCCTTGGCCTGAGATCCATGAATCAAATTACAGGCGCACACACTGAGGGCCGCAGTATTCTTACGCAGCCTGATCCAGCACTCCCGTTAGCAGTGACAATGTGCTGGACAGTTGAGGATCTTTTATTTCATGGTCGCGCATTCTGGCAGGTAATTGAAATCAGCGCTGAGGATAATCGTCCAACACAGGCTAGGCGCATTGATCCAACTCGGGTGACTTTTAATCTTGATCTATACACTCAGGAAATTATTAGCGGCTTTTACATTGACGGCACATTAGTGCCAATCACAGGCGTTGGCTCAATAATTATGTTCAGCGGCATTGATGAGGGAATTCTTAATCGAGGCGGCCGGACAATTTCCACAGCTCTCAAGTTAGAGGAGGCAGTGCAGCGTATGGCCGCCGAGCCTAATCCAACAATGGTTATAAAAAACACTGGCGTAGATCTACCACCCGAGCAAGTGTCAAGCCTGCTGGCTCAATGGAAGCAAGCCCGCGCCACACGCTCAACGGCTTACCTATCTGGCCCGTTGGATGTAACTACCTTTGGCTACGATGCAGGTCAAATGCAGCTGACAGAATCACGCTTGAACACAGCCAGCGAAATTGCGCGCATGTGCAACATTCCTGCTTGGTACATTAACGCCGAATCAGCCAGCGCAACTTACAGCAACGTGAGCCAAGAACGACGCAGCCTAGTTGACTTTAGCCTTAAGCCTTACATGGCTTGTATCTCTGAGCGTTTAAGCATGAATGACATCACACCACGCGGAACAGTTGTTCATTTTGATTTAGACGATTACCTACGCGGCAACCCACTAGAACAGATTGAAGTCCTAACAAAGATGCTAGACGCAGGCTTAATAGATGTTGATGAAGCAAGAGCACAAATGATGCTCGCACCGAGAGGAAACCCATATGCAACTTAATTTTGAGGGCCAAGTTTTGGCCGCAAGTGTTGAGACCAGAACTATTAGAGGCATGGTTGTGCCGTTTAATGTCAGCGGAAATACATCGGCTGGCCCAGTGCGTTTTGAGTTTGGCGCATTTGGTGACATTGATCCAAGCAAAATTGTGCTTAACAGTGAGCACGACAGAACTCGCCCCCTAGGTTTTGGCATTGGTGACAGCCTTGAAGTTAGCCCGGCAGGCATCTCAATGGCTTTCAAAATTGCGCCAACTAACGCTGGCAATGATGCATTAGTTGAAGCCGCCGAGGGTTTGCGCCCGGCATTTAGCATTGAGGCTAAAGTGCACGAGTACACAATAGAAAAAGGCGTGATGATTGTTGGCTCAGCTGACATTGAAGCCGTTGCCCATGTCACTAACCCAGCTTTTAAGGATGCCCAAATCACCGATGTCGCAGCAAGCGAAACCGATGATACACAAACCCCCGAAGCGGAAACCGCCGCTGAGGACAAACCACAGGAGAATATTGTGGAAACTGAAAACACCGCACCGGTGCCAGACGAAGTCACTGCCAGTGCAGTGATTCAAGCTGCCGCACCTGTGGCTTACACAAAGCCACGCACACCTATTGTTGATAAGAAGTCTTACCTAGAGCACTTCTTAAAGGCAAACGTACTCAATGACGAGGATTCAAAGCTTTACATCCGCGCCGCTGATAACACCACTACAACCGCACCTGGCATGATCCCAACGCCACAAAGCACCACAGTCATCAATGCACTTGCAAACAATGACCGAGGAATGATCGATGCACTAAGCCGCGAAACACTTGTTACTGAGGGCATGACCTTTGAATTGCCAAAAGTTACAGTTGTGCCAACCGTTGCAAACATTGCTGAAAATGCTGCAATAACAGAGTCATCGTTATCAGCAACTTTCCTATCCGTACCAGTGCAATCATTTAAAGGTCGCGCAATTACGACTGTGGAATTGATTGACCGAAGCCGACCAGAGTACATTGCAGCACTTTTGCAAAATCTTGAGTTTGCTTACGCAAAAGTCACAGATCAGTTTGCAGTTGGCACAATTCAAGCTGCTGGCCAGCAAACTGGAGTCAATGCAAATACAGCTACGGGTTTCTTGGCTTACACAACGCAAGCATCAGCCGCAGCATATACAGCGTCACTTGGCTTTGCTAAAAACATTGTGGTAGCACCAGGACAATGGGCTAACATTATGGGCTACAACGATACCGGCCGACCAATCTACAACGCATCACAGCCAATGAATGCTGGCGGCGATGTAAATGCAGGAAGCCTACAAGGATCTGTTGCGCCAGGATTAAATCTATTTGTCTCTCGCTCAATCGGTAATGCCGGTGCAACAACTGACAGTGGCGATTTCTCAATGGTTGTTGTTAATCCTGAAGCCTGGACATGGTATGAAAGCCCTCGGTTTACTTTAAGGACTGCAATCCAGTCTGATGGCACTGTGGACTTGCTTTACTACGGATACGCAGCAATTGCACCAAAGATACCATTTGGCGCAGTATGGAATCAGACCTGATTCTTGAACATTTAATGTTCACCAAAGAGTGTGGGGGATGCGGCCCTGTGTCCCCCACACACCTACTCAATTAAGGATTAAGCAATGGCACTGATTACACTCAGCGAGTTTAAAGCTGTGCTTGGCATTGGTAACATTTACGCCGATGCAATTGTGCAAGCCGTTGCCGATGCCGCCGAGAACATAATCTTGTCCTATCTAATCTTTGATGACGTGGCTATTCAATCGGTAAAATTAAAAGACAATGTTGCAACCTTTTATTGTTATGAAAACACTTTTGTAACTGGTCAAGTTTTGACTGTCACTGGCTGTGGTTCACCTTTTAACGGATCGCGCACAGTTTTAGAATCAGGTTATGGCGCAAGTTTTGATGGATTGCCATCAATTTTGGATACCCGATACAACAATTACCAGATCCCATTTTTTACAGCTGCAATTACCAACGCAGACATAACCGAGCGCAAAATCATTCCAGTTGGCCGAGCTGTATTGAGTAGTCAAGCCGCTTTGTACGATGCAACCCCAGAAGTCCGAGAAGCTGCAATGGCCGTTGCGTGTGACATTTGGATCACTCGGACAGGCACACTAGGCCAACAGGGTGTGGACTTTCAAAGCCCTGCCCCGTATCGCTTAGGTCGCTCAATGCTTACCCGAGTATCTGGCCTATTAGGCAAGCACCTAGACACTAGGGGTTTCGTTGGCTGATCTAGCAACTTATCGTGCAAACCTTGCAGCCACTCTCGATGCCGCCGGGCGCGTAGTTTACGCATGGCCAAGAGAAAACATAACGCCCCCAGCCATTGTGTTAGTGCCTGGATCGCCATACATAACAGTTAGTGCCATTGGTGGTGCTCGGTGCAATGTGCGTTTTGACATCACAGTAATCGTCAATGCAGCTGACAACCAGGCAGCACTAGCCAACCTTGAAGCTTTAATATTCTCCGTCACTGATCTGTTATCAAATAACATTTCATTTCTTGGGGGATGGTCACAACCAACAGTTCAGCAAATTGGAAACGCCGATATGCTAATCAGCCAACTCAATGTAGAGATGGTTACAACTAACTAGAAAGGCATGAAATGCCAGCAACATATATAACGGGCCGCAATTTGACCCTCAGCATTAACTCGGTATCTTATGCCGATCAAGCAAGCACAGTAACACTTGAGATGGAAAACAACCAGCAGGTGTTAGAAGTCCTATCTGGTCGCGCTTACAAGACCGTAGATAAGACTGCAACCCTTAACGTTGAGATGTTCCTTGACGATTCATCAAGTGCTGGAATTATTTCAGCGCTATGGGATGCGGCTAACACATCGCCTGATTCACTTCTTAGTTTCAGTTTTGATGTTAATGGGGACACTTTTGCCGGCTCATTATTTCCATCCTTTCCAACTGTTGGCGGCGCGGCCACTGATGTACTGACCACTTCACTCAGCTTTGTTGTCAATGACGGCTCAGTCTCTCGGACTTAACTAATAGAACAGGGCAACCATTATGAAATACAACGTGACTACAAAACAGGGCAATAACTACATAGTGAGCGATGAGTCAGCTTGGTTGTGGGTCGAGATCGAGCGTGAACTCGGCTACACAGTCAGCCAGGCAGCTGACAAGATGAGCCAAGGCTCGCTGGATGTAATCACTTGCATGTTGTTTAAGGCCGCTAAAGCCGCAGGCAATACCAAGTTACCAAGTCAGCAAGCGTGGGTTATGAATGAGTTTGAGACCTTTGAGGTGGTCGAGGACAGCCCAAAAGAGAGTTAAGGGATGCACTGGTGCGCATAGCAGTATCTAGTGGCATACCTTTGGCGGATCTCATGACTTGGTCGCTCGCAGACATTAACACAGCAATCACGCTGATACGGGAAAGGAATGGACATGGCAGCTGAAAGATCAACAGTCAAGATCCAGCCTGACTCAAGAGATTTGCGCAACCTTTACAAGGCATTCCGTCAGATGGATGAGGGATCAAAAAAAGCCCTTAAGGATGATGTGACAAGCATTAGTGCCTGGTCAGCAACAGAGTTGCAAAGCAGCTACACAATGAACCCGTACCCGGCACAGGCTCAAAAGGTTGCAGCTACAATCCGAGCCAACAAAGACAAAATTCCTAACGTAACAATCGGTGGCAATAAAAACCGATTTAGTGGTGGCGCTGTATCTGGTCAAGTGTTGTTTGGATCTGAGTTTGGTGGCCCTGCACCATTTGCAAACGGCGGCCGCCGATTTCCTGAGCGATCAGATTCACAAGGTCGCGGCAACGTGGGCTATGGAATTTTTAAGAAGCTGAAAGAGATTCAGCCAACTATCAGTGCACGTTGGAAAGATGCCGTAGAGCGACAAGTCATAAAAAGGTGGTCAGACAATGGCTGACGTTAGGACATTAAAACTCAATCTGCTGGCTGATGTAGATCAATTTAATAAAAGCCTAAAGACAGCCGATGACAGCACTCAATCTTTTAGCAAGAAAATTGGCAAGTATTCCAAGGCAATGGCTAAGTCTTTTGCAATTGCTGGCGCAGCTGCTGGCGCGTTGGCAATCAAAATTGGCATAGATAGTGTCCAATCCGCTATTGAGGATGAGCAAAGCCAAAAACTATTGGCCAAGGCATTACAAAACACCACTGGCGCAACTGATGAGCAGATTGCCGCAACAGAAAAATACGTCAGCGCAACGCAAATTAGGTACGGCGTAAGCGATGTAAAACTACGCGAATCACTGGGCATTCTGTCCCGAGCCACTGGGGATGTGACCAAGGCACAGCAACTAAACAACTTGGCCCTAGACATAAGCGCATCCACCGGGCGCGACTTGTCGTCAGTTTCACTTGCACTAGCCAAGAGTTACGATGGGAACTTTGGGGCACTTAAGAAACTTGGCATCCCACTTGATGAAGCCATTATCAAATCCAAAGACTTCAACCTAGTGCAGGCTGAACTGGTCAAACTATTTGGCGGCGCGGCAGCTGCTAACACTGCAACCTATGCTGGGCAGTTGGCAATCGTTAGTGAGCGTATTGGCGAACTTAAAGAGGGCATTGGCGCATCGCTGTTGCCTGTCTTAGGCAGACTTTTAGAAAATGTGAACATGGTTGCTAAAGGTTTTAGTGGCGATGATCCCGAGGGATTAAGCAACCGAGCCAGAGAACTTGCAGGCGATTTTGAGGGCAACGGCGCAAATAGCCTGGGTGGATCATTGCGAGCAGTTGCCGATGCTTTTAGCAATCTATTCTCAACGGTCACCGATGGCGGCCCAGGCACTGCAAGCATCATGGAACAGATCGCAGGGGCATTGCAAACAATTGCCAACGCAATCAACGCAGTTTCAAACGCTTACCAATCGGCATTGCCTGCATTGCGATTTATACAAAACCCATTAAACCTAAACGTACCTAGTGCTGGATTTACACCAAGGCCAAAGGCAAGAGCAGCAGGTGGCTCAGTTATGAGTGGTCAGGCTTACAAGGTTGGCGAGTTTGGCCCTGAAATTTTTGTACCATCTGGCAGCTCAGGCTCAATACGCAAAGACACTGGAGGCAGTGGTCAAACCATAATTAACTTAAACGGCATTATTGATGCTGAGTCAGCTAGGCGATCAATTGAGAAGCTGCTACAAGACAGCGCAAGGCGCACAGGTCCAATCAACTTAGTTGGCGCAACACTGTGACGGTTTACACGCCATTTCCGTCAGTATCTTTTAATGGCTTAACATACGCCGATGACACTTTGAGCAGTATCTCAATCTCAATGGGTCGCAGGGACATTATGGAACAGCCACAGCCGGGCTACGCCAGCATCACTCTTGTAACTAATGCAGAAACACCATTGGACGTTGAATTGTCGTACCCAGTGCTCATCAAGATTAAAGACACAGCAGGCGTGGACCAGACAATCTTTGGCGGCACAGTTTCAGACATTGACATTTCACTTACTCAGTACGGCTCAGTTGGATCAATTGCTCAATACTCAATTACAGCCGTTGGCCCGTTGGCACAACTTAATCGCCGCACAGCTGGCGGCACGAACTATGCCAAAGAATTTGACGGCACTCGGATCTTTAACATTCTTAGCGAAGTTTTTTTAACAGCCTGGGAGGACATAGGGCCAACAATTACTTGGGCCGAGTTGCCAGCCGTAGCGACATGGGATTCATTCGATGGTGTGGCTGAGGCAGTCGTTGCCAATCTTGTCACTGACATAGATCAGCCTGGACAATTTGAACTCGAACTTTACAACGATGGCGAGACGGTAGCACTGGACCTTGTGCAGATAGCAGCACAGTCCGGCCGAGGTGTTTTGTATGAGGGGCCAACTGGCGAATTGTTTTATGACGACTATGTGAGCCGATCACTTGAGACAGCCTTGCCACTTACAGCTGATGACATAAATTCCAGAGGCTTGCGCACAGCCGCGCAATGGTCGGAAATTGTAAACGATGCCAGCGTGACTTATCGGGCAGGCACTGAGACTTTCAGCGATGGCACATCCATATTCTTGTATGGCCAACAGTCAGGCAGCCGCACAACTGTCCTACACAATGCCGCCGATGCACTGCAACAGGCCGAGGACTTTGTGGCCTCTCGGGCATACCCAAGAATGTACCCCGAGACAATAAGCCTGCCACTGCACACGCCAACAATGGGCAACGCAACGCGCAACGCGCTAATAGCGGCTCATGTGTCCACACTAATAACCACAGCAGCACTGCCAGCAGTTTTTGGCACAACATTTCAAGGCTATGTTGAGGGCATTAATTGGCAGCTCACGCGCTACACAGCCGACCTCACTTTGACACTTTCCACACAAACCGAAACCTATCCAAATCTAAACTGGTTTCAGATACCAGTCACGACTACTTGGGCAGGTTATACTCCTAATACAGACAGATGGATGGATCTATAAATGGCAACTACAACACCTAATTATTCCTGGCCCGTTCCTCAGAGCACAGATCTTGTAAAGGATGGCGCCACGAGCATCGAAGCCCTTGGCGATGCTATTGATGCAACAGTCTTTGGCTTACCTAGTGCTGGGATAGTTAAAATAAATACAACATCATTTACTACGGTATCTACACAATCTATAAATGATGTGTTTAGCGCAACATATAGCAACTATTTAATACACTTTGCGATTGACGGATCAACAACTGCTCAAGATGTGAATTTTAGGTTGCGAGTAGCATCAGTAGATAACAGCAGCGCAAACTATAATCGAAGCGCATTATTTCAAAGCTCGACAACTGTTACTGGGCAACTACTAACTGCTCAAACTTCATGGGCAGGTGTTGGCGGTGCTATTTCAACACAAAGACAATACAGCGATCTAACGGTTTTCAATCCCTTTGCTACTCAAATTACTGGCGCAATCGGTAATGGACAAGAATTACCAAGCGGTAATATCACGCAATATCGGCGAATGTTTGGAACTACCGTAACAACTTCATACACAGGATTTACTATATTCCCCGTATCTGGAACTATGACAGGCACAGTTTCAGTTTATGGTTACAAGATTTAGGGGTTTGACATGGCAACAGTAGAAAAAATTTATGTAGGTATTGACGATGAGCGCGTGGAATTAACAGGCACAGATTTGACAGCCTTTAAAGCACAGCGCACAAAAGACCAAGCCGAAGCCAACGCACAGCAAGCCGAAGCCGAAGCAAAGGCAACAGCAAGAGCCAGCGCACTTGCAAAACTTGCAGCTCTTGGTTTATCAGCTGAGGAGATTGCCGCGCTATGAGTCAATTTTTAGCATGGTTTGCAAAGTCACCACTAGCGGCCTTTAGTCGAGTATTAGCAGCTGGTGTATTGGGTTGGGTTTTAATGAACTCGGGCGATCTAAACCTGCACCCAGCACTGGCATTGTCTTTGGCATCATCCCTGCCAATACTTATTGCCTGGCTAAATCCAGCAGACACACGCTACGGAAAAAACTCTAAATAATGCCATCACCCATTGCAGGCAAGTTGCCATCTACGCCATACAAGAAATTAGGCAAAAGGTGGTCAAAGGGTTATCACACTGGCATTGACTACGCAGTGCCCATAGGCACTGATGTGCTTGCAATTGCTGACGGCACTATCGTCAATGCAAATTGGGGCAAGTCTTACGGCACGCAGCTAGTATGCGCTATTGACGGCGGCTGGATTATCTACGCACATTTATCAGCTGCACTTGTAAAGCCTGGCAACATTATTAAGGCAGGCCAAGTCATTGCCAAGTCTGGCAATACTGGCACAAACACAACTGGGGCACATTTACACGTAGAGCTGAGGAATCACCAGCGTTGGAGTTTGGGCAGTGACATGGATCTAAGCCCATTGATTGGCCTTGCGCCAGTTAAGGTTGTGACAAAGGCCAACGCCAAAATTGTTGCGCCATTAGTTAAGAAAAAGAAATGATCCTAATTGAAGCTGGCCAAGCAGCTGCATCACTTATCGCAGTGGCTACATTGTTTGGGATGTTTATCAAATGGGCAGTAGTTAAGCCAATTAAATTATACATTGACACTGCAACGGCTCAAATACACCCACAGGCAAACGGTGGGCGATCTTTAGGCGATCTAATAGATAAGGTTGATGACCTAAAACAGATGCTGGAAAGCCACATCTACCATCACGACACGCGCAAATAATCTATTGACAGTGTGTCCGCTTTTGTCCTACTCTGACCATAAGGAGATTACATGTCAGAAAAGTACTTAACAGCCAAGCAAGTGGCACAACAGTTGCAGGTATCTGAGCGCACGCTACGCAGGTGGGAACAGACCGGGCAGCTAAAGCCAAAGCGCATTGGCGGAGTTAAACGCTTTAAGGCAAGCGATCTCGAAAAATAACTAACAAAGGACAGGGCAATGTTTTTTAACGGATTTACATTGATGTTATGCATCATTAGCTTTGGCATTGGTGTTTGGACAGGCATTAGAGCCGAGCAAGCACACCAAATACAATTACGCGATAGATGGCTCAATGGCGAAACTATTGAGGATCAAATGGCACGCGATGGCTGGTCGCTATGAGCTTTGATTTAGAGGGCTACACGACAGTACAAGAGCGACTTGCATTGTTTTACGCAATGTATCCAACTGGCTCAATTCAGTTTGAGTTTATGGGCGCACTGCCAGGCAATCCACAAATGATGTGGGGCATGGCTAAGGCCTATCGCACACCCGAGGACACACGCCCAGGCATTGGCACAGCTGCTGAATTGTTTGAAGGTAAAACTCCATACTCAAAAGGCTCAGAGATTCAAAACCTTGAGACAAGTTGCTGGGGCAGGGCAGTTGGCTCACTTGGTATCGGGCTATCTAAAGGCATTGCAAGCAAGCAAGAGGTACAAGCCGCTAAAGATCGTCAAGCACCAGGGCCAAAGAAACTTAGCGAAGTGCTAACGCCGCCTATGTCCAACGATCCATGGGCATTAGAGGGCCAGCCAACTGATCCAATTGCGCCAGAATGCCAGCATGGACAGATGACTCGTAAGACTGGTTTGAAGAAAAATGGCGATCCTTACGCTGGTTGGGTTTGTGGTGTGGGTGGCAATGGTGATAAGTGTGATGCAATCTGGGATCGCTCATGAAAGATGAATTATGCAAGCATGGGGCAACATCTCCTAGATTTTGTGCCCTGTGCCGACACCAGGCTATTGAGGCAATGGTTGAGGGCATAACTATTGCCAAGGAGTCACAACTTAATTGGCACAATGAGGCCGTAATCTGCATACGCAACATGGCACGCACTGGTAAGCCTTTTACAGCTGAGGATGTAGTGGCAGAGATAGGCGCACCCAGTGGCTCAGGCAAAGTGATTGGCGCGGCCTTTAACACAGTGGCAAGATCCAACATGATTTGGCGATGTGGCGAGCGACCGGCAGACCGTAAATCAAGCCATCGCAGAATGCTTGCAGTGTGGCGAGGCGGGCAAGTTACTGAGCAGACCAGGCTTTGGAATGACTGAGGCAAACATAATGCGGTGCACCTGTGGCGCGTGGTATTACATTGGCAAGCCTTGTGGCTTTTGTGAGAGGTGGCAACATCGTGGATGATACGCAGGACCTATTGGCAATCATTAGAGGTCTTACAAATGCAATGCAATCACTGGCAAGTGCTATGCAGTACCAACAGAATGCAATACAGGCAATTGAAGACAGGGTTAAGGTGCTAGAGAATGAGCGATGAGGTCTGGCAAAGCATTGAGCGCAAAATACAAGGCCATTACAAAGCGGCACAATTTCTGCCAACATCATGCCAAGAGTGTGCCAACATACTTGAGCCAGTCGATTTAGGCGTGGACATTGATACCAATGAGCGATTATGGGTCACGCATTGTTGTGGTAAGTGGGACAAATACCTGGAGAAGTTAAGCGAACAACAACTGCCCTAAAACAAGCGACACGCCACCAAGCCAAGAAACTTAGTGACGTGTCGTGAAACCTGTTACAGTCTCAAGGATCCAACCTCTAGTCAAGAGTATAACTGATGGCCGACTAATCACTCGGCTAAACCGCCGTTTGATGGCGCTTCACTGGCATGGAGATACACCATGCAAAACCCTACAAAAACAACGCAGGGTGAGGCTTATGAGCAGCTGCCAAAACGAATTGCCTGGCAGTGATAGACCAATGCAGTGAGCCACATGGCGCAATTGTCGAGAGACCCATGATCCAACCGCTTCCACATACGGTGTGAATGGCTGCAACAATGCCATTCCCTGCCCACTAGCCAAACCGGTGTGAATTAAATTGCTAGCATAGGAAAATGGGTTTAAGTCGTAACAACAACGAGCCAAATGACAGTTTGTTTACGCCTAATTGGATATTTGAAGCGTTAAATACAACCTTTGATTTAGATCCAGCCCACCCTGCTCATAAAACTAATGTCCCAACAACAGATTATTACAACGAAAATAACGACGGTTTGTTTTTGGCTTGGTATGGATTTGTCTGGTTAAACCCACCATTTAGAAATTCAGGTGTTTGGGCTGATAAATTTATACGGCACAATAACGGAATTATGTTGATACAAATGAGCAAATCTAAATGGTTTTGGAATGTGTGGGATAAAGCGGACGTTGTTTTGGTTGTACCAAATAATCTTAAATTTGAAAGATCAGACGGAAGTTATCAAACAATATTTATGCCTACATGTTTAATTGGTATGGGAGAAAAGGCTAAAGAAACACTTCTAAATTCAAATATAGGTCGAGTTAGAACATGAATGAATACGTACAAGTCAGACATGCTGAATTACTTGACTACATTGCACACGTTGACCACTTGACTAAGGACCATACGCTATTGCAAGAGCAAGTCAAGGATGCAAAAGAGTTAGCCAGCATTATCGAGAAAACCTACAAGACAAGATTGGATCAGCTGATGGATTTAGTATTGCAATTGCACCCATCTAATTACCAATACCAACGTGGATTGATACAGGGCTACAACGTAATGGCTGGTCATCTTGAGTAAAGCGCATAGCCAGGGGACTACTACCCAGTGGCGCAATCTACGGGCTGCCTGCTTTCGAGTATGGGGTAGGGGTTGCCTAATGTGTGGAGACCGGGCAACTGAGGTAGATCACATCATCGAATTAGCCAGGGGTGGCACAAACACAATTGACAATGTGCAACCACTGTGCAAACCATGCCACAGACACAAAACCTCTCAATTCAATAGCACTCGTCAGAGCCTTTTACAGCCACCTAGAGGGGTTTTTTCTAGGCCTCTGCCACCCATCGAATGAATCCCATGTCGCTACGGCTGGCAACTCGGCCCAAGTAATTGTTGGCCCTATGTCCTCCCAGGCTGTTAAAAAAACTTCGCTAAGAATGTTAAAGATCCGAGTGCCGTCA